CAATAGCATACCATGCTGCAATTGCAGACAAGGTTAAAGCTGTGGCAAACATTAAGAATATCATTTTGTAATATGCTTTGCGTGAATCTTCGCGCCTACAAATGCATTATAAAATTCGTCTTTTATTAAAACATGATTAGTCATTTGCTCATAAAGCTCCCAATAGGAGCAATCCCCTTTTGTTTTACAAAGATGTAGTATTTCTCTTTTATAGTTATCTACACCATTAGATTCAACTAATTCTTGAACCTCTTTACTAGAGCCATAATACGTTTTCCAGTCAGATTCGGCTTTAGTCTTAACCCGCTTTTTTCTAGTTTTGGTAATGGGTAAAGTTTTAGGTGACCAAAAGAACTTCTTACCGATATACTTCTTACCAGTATTTAGCTCTGTTATTATATATACGAACCCTTGATATTCGGGCGGAGTTTCAATAAAAGGTTCTCCATTATATAACCATGTCATCAATGAAACTTAATGTAATTTTTATATTTGGGGGTAGCTGGTTTTGGTTTCTTTGCTACCGGTTTTGGTTCTACTGGTTGTCTTTTTGCTAGATTTTCTTTTGCGGCTTCACGAACATCCTCATCCTCATCACCCAATGCCTTATCCAAATGTTCCTTAGTTGCATTGGGGTGTCTAGCCGCATCTTGGCGAACATATATATGTTGTTTATTATCCAATGCTTTATCTAAATGTTCTTTATTTACATTGGGGTGGTTAACGGCAGCAATACGAACGTCTAAATCATCATCATCCAATGCTTTATCTAGATGTTCTTTAGTTGCATTGGGATGACTAGCCGCTGCTTCACGAACTTGCCACGATTTTTTATCATTTATTGCCTTATCCAAATGTTCCTTATTTGCATTAGGATGACTAGCTGCTGCTTTGCGGACCATTGGTTGCTCATCATCTAATGCTTTATCCAAATGTTCTTTAGTTGCATTAGGATGACTAGCTGCTGCTTTGCGGACCCTTGGTTGCTCATCATCCAATGCTTTATCTAGATGTTCTTTGGTTGCATTAGGATGACGAGCTGCTGCTTGACGAACATCAGAATACCTATCATCCAATGCTTTATCTAGATGTTCTTTGGTTGCATTAGGATGTAGTATTTTTTCTTGGCCAGAATCATCATATACATCATCATGTTTTTTATATACAATACTGCCACCTTTAGGTTCTCCCGATAATCTTTTTGCGACATCATGAGCGTGAGCAGTAAAAGATGGATGCTTAATGCCATATTCCGAATCAACAGCATATGTAACATGACCTTCATCGTTGTGGTGGGGATGTAAAGTGGCCCGATAAATTTCTTGGTCATTGTGGTCATGAACCCTCACCACAGTAGAACCGTGTTTAATTTCATGTTCCAAATAATGTCTATTCATTCCAGTATCAACGTTTTTACAACTTTGCTCGCCCCATGAATGTCCCTTTGGATGATTCTTATCCTTGGCAGAGTTAGTTTGCCCCGCAACTTCAGTGCCCCGAACTACTGTGACATAATGACCCGCAGACTTCTTAGTGCCGGCTCTGGTGTTATCATTGGCAAACTCGTTTCTTAGTTTCTCATCCTTAACCATCTTACCAATTTTAACATCTCGACCATAGTTGTCTTTAGTTACGCCTTTAACATAGTCATCTTTATGGATTTCTTTACCCAGATGTTGTTCTAGCTTTTTATGAACTTCCGACTTGTCACCATCAAATCCTTTAATCTCTTCCCGTTTTAAATCATTATCTTTACCAAAGAAATGGTCAGTGTCTTGACGAGCTTTATCAGTCATCTTAACATTAGCATAATTCTTACGCTGTTCGTCGGTCAAATATTCTAGTAGAAACTCTTTAAATTGTAACATTTTAATAACCTTTAAGTTAATCGTCTTCTAATTCTGAGTCAAATTCCTCTTCATAGATATCGCCACCGCACACGGGACAATACACTATATCTGATAGAACGATTTCATTACCCTTAACATTTATCTTACCTTCGGACCCGCAATGGTCACATTCGAAGTGTTTTAAAACTGACATTTTAGTTTCCTTGTTGTTGTAATTTCAGATTCAAAACGAAATTCTCAACCACAAGTTTAGTTATTGTGGCAATCATAACTTCTCGTTCACTAATGTTATATTTATCAAATTGATTTACTACATTTAATGCAATTAGCCGATAAGCATCATCTTCATCTATTGATAGAAGACCCCAGTTAATAGGGTCTTCAGTTTCAATTTCCTGAGCTAGCATAGCAACTCTATCAACAAAAGCGTTTAACGCATCCATAGAACTTTCGTACATTACGCTTTACCCCAAACATCATCCCAAGAACCAGTTAACGTACCCTTGGCATAATCAGTAACTCTATTTTCAAAGAAATTGCCATGAACTGGAGCATTAATCATTTCCTCCACCCAGGGCAACGGATTACGTTTAACTTTAAAGATACCTTTCATTCCAAGACTGATTAGGCGTCTATCGGCAATATATCTAATGTATTGCTTAACTTCTTCTGGTTTCAAGTCTCTCATACCAGTTCCAGCAAATGATAGGTCAATAAACTTATCTTCTAGCTCAACCATCTTTTCAGCAATAGTATAAATCTTAGATTTCAATTGGTCATTCCAAATTTCTGGGTTTTCCTTAATGAAAGTCTTAAACAACCTAATCATATTCTCAGTATGCATTGTCTCATCAACTATTGACCATGTTACAATTTGACCCATACCTTTCATTAATCCATGACGAGGAAAGTTTAATAGCATAATGAACGAACTGAATAGCTGCATGCCTTCAGTAAATGCCGAGAATACAGCAATGTGAGTAGCAGTAGATTGTAAATCGCCATTCTTAGATGATATCTCGGATACATAATCATGCTTATCCTTCATTTCCTGATATTCAAGGAATTGATTATATGTCGTTTCAGGTAAACCCAGAGTTTCAATCAAATGAGAATATGCTGCAATGTGTAATGCCTCTCTTGCGGCAAACCCAAGCAACATCATTCTAATCTCAGGTTGAGGGAAATATGGAAGATAGTTCTTAACATAACCGCCAGCAACATCAATATCACCTTGTGTGAAGAATCTAAAGATGTTAGTTAAAAAAGCTTTTTCGCCTGGAGTAAGTTTCTTTTTCCAGTCCTTAACGTCTTCTAACATTGGAACTTCCGTATGTAACCAGTGGGATTGTTCGTGCGCTAACCAGGCATCGTAAGCCCAAGGATATGAAAATGGTTTAAAGAATGTTCGTTCGTCTGTTAGTTTATAATTTTTATTTACCATATATCACCCTTCGCAAGCCAAACATTCATCACCATTTGCCAACGCAGTTAAATCAATCTCTTTCATGATTTCTCTTTCAATTCGTTTAGAAACTTTATCAGCTTTTGCAATCTTATCGGAACGGCAGTAATACATTGTCTTTAATTTTTTTTGCCAAGCCATAAAGTGTACTGCGTGGATATATTTAATATTGCTATCCGGTCTAAAGAATACATTCAATGATTGTGCTTGGTCTATATATTCTTGTCTATCAGCGGCGTGTTGAACAACCCATCGTTGGTCAATTTCCATTGCAGTCTTGAATACATCTTTAGTGTAATCATCCATCCATTCTAAATGTTGAACCGAACCATCATTTGCTATGATAGATGACCATGTATCGTTATACCAAGTTTCATTATGTTTCTCAGCTTCCTTTAGTATCACTTGGTCAAGATATTTATTCTTATTAAGATGTGACCCGGATAAAGTATCTTGTCTATATGCATTAGCCCTAAATGGTTCAATAGATGGTGATGTATTACCCATCAAAATAGAAGATGATGCATTTGGTGCAATAGCTTGAGTATGAGAGAATCGGTTACCTGTTCCTTCGGCATCAGGGGCTTCGCCTCGTTCTTTTCCAAGTTGTTTATTAGCTTCATCCAGTTTTTGTTTAATATGCTTAAACACTTGATGATTCAATGAAGTGGCCATAGCACTTTCCCATGGTACATTTTTTTTCTGTAATAAAGCATGCCATCCCAAAGCACCAACACCAATAGAACGTTCACGTGTTGCTGAATATCTAGCCCTGGAAATAGTATCTGGCGCATTGTCAATAAAATGTTGTAGAACATTATCCAACATCTCAGCTACATCACGCAAGAACAATTTGTCATTTTTCCATTCATCATAATATTCTAAGTTCAATGATGATAGACAACAAACTGCAGTACGTTCTTCGTTTGTGGGTAATATGATTTCGCTACAATTATGGACCAGTATATCGTTAGCAAAGAAGTTATGATTACCGTCTACTGTTAGGTCATACACCTTTTCTTTTTGTTCTAATTTTCTAATCTTTAATCCCATTTTAATTTCCTTCCGATGGTCCAATCCATAGTAACTTCTTCTTTTTTCAATAATTTGCTAATTTTTAATTTGTCGTTATGATACCAATGTTGTTTCTTATCTTTGTTTGCTTTACTTAATAACTTTTTATGTTCATCTGATTTAATATATTTAAAATTCTCTTCAGTTAAGTTATATCTTTTAATCATAGCTTGTTTAAATCCGCCATATTCAGAAAATCTCCAATCCACAAAGTGTAAAGGTATTTTATTAGCTTTACGCCACTGAACAAATTTATCACCGCCAATATAAGTATTACCTTCTAAATAATAATCATAAACCTTTTCTAATATTTCATCATCAGTTAATCCACTATAATTATTGTTTTTGTCAGCCGTATTACCTTTTCTTTGTTTCTCTTTAAACTCATCAGTCCTTTTCATACCAGTATGGAAAAATACATATTCCCCATTTAATACCTTTGGGTGATTTTTTGATACTCTTCCAATACGTTTACCTGTAGCTGCTTCAATAACAATTAAAGTATTAGTATGCCTTTTTGAAACTTCTTTAGCTATTTCTTTTCTAGCAAAAGCATATAATCTTGACGATTTTCTTTTTGATTCTGGTATAACTCTTCCAATGTTAACTAGTGCTTGATTCATCTTATAAGAATTTTGTTTGTCATCATAACTCATTTTAGCCAATAAACAATGAGCAACCCAATGTTCCTTTGCTGTTAATAAAACCATATTTGAATCATCATCTGAACCTCCCAAACTAACTGGAACAATGTGGTGGTTCTCATAATATTGTTCATCAGATTTAATTCTTTTTAGTGATTTTCTAGTGTTAATTAAATTGTTATATATTTTATTGTAGTTCATTTCGGTTCCTATTTAAGATATAATATTATTTATAAGAACCGAAATTTCACTACCTACCTTTCAATGACTAATTCATCTGTTTCAATTAAATCCTTGGCCATCACATATCCTCTATTTTTAGTATAGATTTTATGGTCTGGTGTACACTTAATAATTTTACCAGTGGTTTCATCTTCTATTTCATAGATTTCAGCATTATTATTAGTCAATGCGGCATTGGTAATTTCTTTCCACTCAGAGACATTAGTTTCAGTATTATATGACCAAACTTTATACTTACCATTAAAATGTAATTCATTAATATATTGTTCAATAGTAACCATCATAATAGCACCAGTTTTGGTATCATATATCTGAATTACAGTATCACCTGTAACACATAAGTTGGATTGATTGATTTTCAACCCACGGTCTTTCAACCATTGTGGCATTTTACGATTTGATTCATCAATAAAATGTAGATATGGTTCGCCAGTTTGCATACGCATTTCAAGAATACGTTGCCATAGTTCCTTAGCCGATACAGTTTCCCTTACAATTTTACTATGAGGGTCAATCAACTCCCATGAATCATCATAGTCTGGGTCAATCATACTACGTTCAATGATTTCCATAAACCTATCAGGGATATTAATACCATGATGCATATTTAATGCCTTCATGTTTTGGTCACCGGTTGGTTTACGCATTTCAAGAAACTGAATAATATCTGGATGGTCAATATTCAAATATGCCGCATAGGAACCGCGTCTAGTCTTACCTTGACGATAGGCCAAAGAAGATGCGTCATACATCTTCAAGTGAGGCATTACACCAGTAGATATATTGTCAGCAGAGCGGATGCCAAACCCAATACCCACACCACCGCCAAGCATAGAAAGCCAATTAGTTTCAGAAAGGTTATTAACCAAACCTTCAGCCGTGTCCTCGATGTAATTGAGAAAACAATTATGGACGACATTAAGATTTTCTCCTACAGTAAAAGTGTTAGTATTTGCCACTTGAATGTCATATACCAAATCCTTTTTATTTAATTTTTTTAATGAAAACTGCATATAACATCTCCAACATAAATTAGAAAACATAAAAGTTATAAATAATATATATAACTAAAACTAAAGGCAATTATTATGGATTTACATAAAATACTAGAGTCAAAACCACATAACCCGCACTATTTAAAAAGATATATAAATTTTATTAATGCTTGTTTAAACCACAATATATCTGACAACGTTTATATAGAAAATCATCATATATGCCCAAAGGCTAAAGATATGTTTCCCGAATATGCTTGTTTAAAAAATAATCCATGGAACAAAGCACCATTAACATTTAGACAACATATAATAGCACACGTACTACTTTGGAAAACATACAACACCGTTTCTCAGGCTCTTTCTGTATTAAGAACTATGGGGCAACACCATATTAAACCACTTACAGTCAAAACAATCAATTCTAAACTAATAGAATCTATTAAGAAAGATTTATCCAATAAAAAGAAGGGTGTTTTTACTAGAGGCTATGACTCTAGTGGAACAGCCAATGTTTCTGAAGAAACCAAACTTAAGCTATCAAAATTAAAAAAAGAATTCTATAAAAATCCCATAAACAGAGAAAATCAATCTAAAGCGTGTAAAGGAACCACTGGCAGAGTATCACATAACTATAAATTAGCTGCCGAAAATAGAACCGATTCACATAAATCTAATCTAAAAACCGCAATTAAATCTGCTTGGGAATTAAAAGCCCTCAACAATGATACTAAAAGAGTTAAAGAGGGCATCTATATAACACCATTTGGTAATTTTACTTCTTTATCTTATTACGGTTCGTATTGTAGAAATAACGACAAACCTTTTACAATACACAATACTAAGAAAAACCCCAGATTAAATAAATCTATTATAGGAAAAACTCCTAAAGATTTAGGGTTTTCTTTTATATTTAAGAACGACCCTTTATTTGAACAATATTGTGTCGGTCTAAATCAAGCTCATCTACCCGAACCCAACCATCCTCTTTTGTTAGAACTAAATGATTTCCTGTTACATGAAAAACTTCTTCATCAATTTTAAGTTCATATATATCATCAGACTCTTCTACTTTAATTGCTTCTACTGCATTATATGTTCCATCGTGAGAAAGAACCATATCCCCTACTTTAATATCTTTTAAAAGTTTTAATCCTTCACTTGTCATTATTTCAGTATCGCCCGCAAAACAAGATATAGGAAGCCCGCGCCTAGAGCGGCCAAATGATAAGACAGGGGTAGCGTAGGATAACCAATGGCGAGAGCTATAGTCATAAAGACGTTGAGCATGATTATCGTTAGAACCAAAAGCTTTTGAAACATATGCAAACCTTTCTTGAGGAGAAGTTTCATCTTCGCGCATATATGATTCTCTAAGTCTAATCAAACCTAACTCATCAAATAATGAATCTCGCGAATAGTCAATTTTAATACCATGAATTTCTGACATATAACCC